CCGTCAAGGCTCTTTTGACGCTCTGGTCAGTTTTGCCTTTAATGCAGGGCTAGGCAATCTTCAGCGCAGTCAGATCAGGATCAGGGCTAACCGGGATGACTGGGAGGGAGCGGCAGACGCTTTCCGCCAGTGGACCAAAGGTGGTGGCAAAGTCCTGCCGGGTCTGGTTAAACGCAGGGAAGCCGAGATTGCCCTTTTCCTGTCTTGACGGGAGAATACCGATATGCCGCTGAAGAAACTCACGCTCAAGCCCGGTGTAAACAAAGAGAACACCCGCTACACCAACGAGAACGGTTGGTACGAGTGCGACAAGGTCCGCTTCCGTCAAGGCACGCCCGAGAAGATTGGCGGGTGGCAGCGCATTTCTTCGTCCACCTTCCTTGGCGTCTGCCGTTCCCTTTGGAACTGGGTGACCCTGGGCAGTCTAAATCTTGTTGGGGTCGGGACCAACCTGAAGTTCTACATCGAGCAGGGCGGCTTTTACAACGACATCACCCCCATCCGCTCGACGGTCACGATCAACAACAATCCGTTTGCACTGACCGCCTCAACCACGGTGACGGTGACAGACACGGGGCACGGCTGCGTCACGGGCGACTTCGTGACCTTCAGCGGTGCCGTTAATATTGGCGGTGTTGGAACGAATGTAACGGCTGCGGTCTTGAACCAAGAGTTCCAAGTCACCGTCGTTGATGCCAACACTTACACCATCACGATCTCTGTGGTGCCTAACGCCACAGCCATCGCCGGTTCTCCGGGTGGTGGCGCTGCGGTTGTCGCGGCCTATCAGTTAAACACAGGATCGGCAACTGCCATTCCTCTGACGGGATGGGGCGCGGGTGGTTGGGGCTCTGGCGCTTGGGGTGTTGGCGGCACATCCAACACATCGTTGCAGTTGTGGAGCCAGAAGAACTGGGGCGAGGATTTGATCTTTGGTCCCCGTGGTGGCGGCATGTACTACTGGGATGCCACCGCAGGAGTTGGTGCGCGTGGAGTTGATCTCAGCACCGAGTCCGGGGCCAACGGCGTACCGACCAAGCAGAACTTGGTCTTTGTGTCGGACATCAACCGGTTTGTCTTTGCTTTTGGATGCAACGAGATTGGCTCATCCGTCCTGGACCCGATGCTGATTCGGTGGTCTGATCAAGAGAGCGCGGTTGACTGGACTCCTTCGGCAACTAATCAGGCGGGCAGTCTCCGTCTTTCTGACGGCAGCGAGATCATCGCAGCCATCCAGGCCCGTCAGGAAATCGTGGTGTTTACAGACTCCGCCGTTTACTCCTTGCAGTATCTTGGAGCGCCGGATGTCTGGGGTGCTCAGACCCTGGGCAGCAACATCTCCATCCTCAGCCCCAACGCGCTTGCGATTGGTTCCGGTGTGATCTATTGGATGGGCGTGGACAAGTTCTACGCCTACGACGGTCGCGTGCAAACGCTGCCCTGCGATCTGCGCCGGTATATCTTTGGTGACTTCAACCAAGCGCAGGCGGCTCAGGTCTTTGCCGGGACAAACGAGGGCTTCAATGAAGTCTGGTGGTTCTACTGCTCGGCCAACTCTACGACCGTAGACCGGTATGTTGTTTACAACTACATCGAAAAGATTTGGTACTACGGCACGATGGCCCGGACGGCATGGCTTGACTCGGGATTGAGGGACTACCCGTTAGCCGCCACCTACATAAATAACAACTCGGGCAACCTTGTGAACCACGAGCAGGGCGTGGACGACAACGCCACGGGAACCCCTGTGGCCATCAACGCCTACATCGAGTCTGCCGAGTTTGACATCGAGGATGGGCAGAACTTTGGCTTCATCTGGCGCATGTTGCCCGACGTGACGTTTGTAGGTTCGACGGCCAACAACCCATCGCTGACCATGACGCTAATCCCCATGAAGGGGGCAGGCTCTGGGTTTAACAGCCCTCAGTCCTTGGGTGGATCGAGCAGTGCAGCGGTCACGCGGTCGGCCACGGTGCCCATTGAGCAGTTCACCAACATCGTTTACATCCGGGTGCGCGGGCGTCAGTTGATTATGAAGGCTGAGTCCACCGCGCTTGGCGTGGCTTGGCAGTTGGGTTCTCCCCGTATCGACGTTCGGATGGATGGCCGCAGATGACACTGCTTGTCGAAAATGTCACCGTACCTGCACCGCCCAATCTTCCCCTGGCGCCTGGGGATTACGACTCTCGGTATCAGGAGCAGTTCAACAACGTCCTGCGCCTGTACTTCAACCGTTTAGACGCAATACTGAGGGGTCTCGTGACTACAACCCTGCCCATCCCGGTCTCTATTGGCGGCACCAACGTCGATGCCTTTGGGCGGATGCGGGTCAGCAACCCGCTGACTTTGTTTGACTCATCCCACCGCTATGCGGACAACAACCTATGGGTCAACAGCATCACGGGTACTGCCGCCGCCACGTTCAGTGCGGACGAGGGCTTGATCAACATGACGGTTGGCTCGGCCAGTGGTGACCAGATCATCCGCGAGACAATCAAAGTCTTTTCGTACCAGCCGGGTAAGAGCCTGTTGGTGATGAACACGTTTGTGTTTGGCACTGCCAAGGCCAACCTGCGCCAACGTGCGGGCTACTACGGTGCGGCCAACGGTATTTACTTTGAACGCGAAGGCTCAACCAATTACATGGTCGAGCGCAGCAGCGTGACAGGCGCTCCGATCAACACCCGTGTGGCGCAGGCAGATTGGAATCAAGACCCACTGGACGGCACCGGCCCGTCTGGCCTGACGCTGGACTCTTCTAAGGCACAGATTCTGTATCTTGACGTTGAGTGGTTGGGGTTGGGCACGGTACGCACCGGGTTCATCATCAACGGGGCATTTGTCCCGTGCCACAACTTTGACCACGCCAATCTGGTCAACACCACCTACATCACCACCGCTTCTTTGCCGCTGCGGTACGAGATGACCAATATGGCGGCGACCACCGGCGCAAGCACGCTTAAACAGGTGTGCTCGACTGTGATCTCCGAAGGCGGGTATGAACTGCGCGGGGCGCAGTTGTCCGCAGGCACCCCCATCACAACCCCAAAGACGCTGACCACTGCCGGGACGGTTTACCCCATCGTGTCGTTCCGCTTGAAATCAACGCGGTTGGACGGTATTGCTATCCTGACGGCCATATCAATTTTGGGCGTCACGAACAACGCAAACTATCAATGGTCGGTGGTTGTAAACGGCACCACGACAGGCGGCACTTGGGTCAGTGCGGGCACGAACTCTTCTGTTGAGTACAACATCACCGGCACATCGTTCTCCTCTACCGGTGGCCGCATCTTGGCGACGGGATATTTCCAAGGCTCCAACCAAGGGGCTACTAGTGTGGACATTCTCAAAGAGGCGCTGTTTACCACTCAACTTGAGCGCAACCCTTTCACAGCGACGGCCTATGAGATTACGCTTGCTTGCGCGGCTGCGTCCAACGGGGATCAGGTCTTGGGCTCTTTGGACTGGGAAGAGATCAGCCGATGAACTACTTTGACGAACGCGAGCCGACAGAAGACGATCTGCGAGAGATCGTGGGCGGGCCTGCCGCTGCGACATCTGCCGCGCCTGCGCCGCCCGCTCCCCCTGCCCCACCGGCTCCGGCGGGTGACATACCAACCGATCCCAAAGACCTGATTGCATACCTAACCCGGACCAATCCCAACTTTGCTCAGACTGCACTTGAGCAATACCACAGGGATTACGCCGCCGCATCCGCCGCAGCAGAAGGGGCTTTTGACAAGCCGCAGATAACCGGCACAGATGTCGGCGGATGGAACATTACTCCATTTGAAACATACCGCCCAGACCCAAGTGGGTTTGATATTCCAGATCGCCAAGTAACTGATGCGGATAAGATTCTTGGTGGTTATAACGCCACCAGAACATTTACTGGAGAAAATGGCAAACCCATTGAGTTTACATATTCTTATGACCCATCCGGGTCAATAACTGGATCAACTCAGCGCATATTTACTGGTGGCGATAGCGGGTATTTTGTCGAGCGCGATGCAACCGGCAATGTTATTAGAGCAAGAGAATTTGATTACGACAGAGATTCTCTTAAAGCGCTTATGCCGCTCGCACAAATAGCGATGATGGCGGCAACCGCCGGAGGAGCGGCAGGATTTTTTACACCAGGAGCCAATACAGCACTTGGTCAGGCGTTGGGGACCGTTGGTTCAAAGGCGCTAGGGGCAGGAACCCTTGGCGCTATTGGTGGCGGCACGATGGCTGGATTGAGCGGTCAGGACGTTCTAAAGGGCGCTTTGCTTGGGGGTGCCACCGGCGCTGTTGGCCAGGGCATTGGCGACAAGTTGGGCGGCATGGCAGGGAAATCTGCCGCTGAAGCGTTTGGGCCGATTGCAGGCGATATTGCATCTGGTGCTGTTAGAGGCGGCATAACCGCACTGCCTGGGGCAATTGCCACGGGAGACTATGGACGGATTGGTGTTGGCGCACTCACGGGTGGCGCAACCAAAACGATTGGCGGATTGATGGGTGAGTCTGGGCTTCCAATAACTCAGAATCAAATTCAAGCCGGAATAAACGCTGTTCGTGCGTACCAGAGCGGCAATACGTCTGCGTTGATTAATAGCGTCGCCCAACTTACTGGCAGTAAAGATATAAACATAGCCGCCAAAGCGTACACCGCGCTTAATGCGTTCCAGTCTGGCAACCCGTTTGCTGCGACTGCCGCAATCATGCAACTTCAAAATGCTGTTGGCGGGGGCAGAACTACTCCCAAATCAGGCGGCGCTCAGTTGGCTAGTGTTGCGAGCCCGGGAGATTTTGAAACAAGGTCTATTATTGAGCCGGGAGATATGGGTGGCACTCTTGTCCCCGGCGAGGCAGGCGAGGATTATGTTGATCCCAACAGAGTGGTTGTTGAGCAGCAGAGAGAGCCTGTAGATTTCCTCTCTATGTTTGATGTTGACGCCACAAGCACCGGGCTTTCAACCACTCCTCCAAATCGTGTGGTCGTCCCAGGCGCAAGAGAGGCGGCTGAAACGGAAACGCCGGTTATGGTTCGGCCCACTCCCGCGCCGAGGCCCGGGCAGTCTGTGCCTGTGATCGGCACTAGAGAAAGCACTTCCTTGGGGGATCAGTTCCTCAACGATCTGCTTGATCTGACGGTCAAGCCTGAGCAGGTGACCGTCACTGGGAAGAAGATTCCCAAGGACGACATCACCGATCAGTCCGTCAGTGTGACTTCGACCAAATTGCCACCGGAGAAGACGACGCCTGCGACTACTCCTGCAACGACGCCGACTGTCACGCCACCCGCCAGAACGCCTGTGGTGACACCCAGGCAACAAGCGGCAACGCCGCAGCAGGACATGAGTTACATCACAGAACTGCCGCTGTATCAGTCGGTGTTCTACAAGGAGATGAAGGAAAAAGAACGCCGGGAACAACTTGCCCGGGAGTTGGAACAGCAGGAAAATGCCGATCCATATGAGAGGTTGATGGACTTGGCCGAGCGCAACCCCGAGATGGCGGTTGATGAACTGATGAAGATCGTTGAGGGCTAAAAATGTTTAATGATCAGGGAACCGACATCCTTAATGATGATGTGAGCCAAGTTGGTACGGACACGACAACCGGCGGCGGGTTTAGAGATACTTCATGGCTCGACAGCGTCACAGGATTTGCAAACGCTGCAAAAAATTTGCTGTCTCCAACGGGCGCATTTGGTGCGTTCCCTCTTTTGGGTCTGTCAGCACTTGCGAATCGATCCAATTTTTTTAACCCGCCTCCTGCCAAGGTTGGCTTCCAAGGAACGATTCCGACCTACACGGCAAACCGTCAGATGTTGGACATCCCAACAGTTACGGAGTCAGGTGCTGTCCGTCGCCCCGGATCAGGTGCCGTCAAATACTTCTCCGACATGGAGTACACCCCGCTTGGGCAGCAACCAAGGGCGTTGACCACGCAAGAGAAGAGTGCTGCACAGCAAGCGGCAAACAAGGGGATTGCGGCTCTGCCCTACGCGACCGGCACCCGTGCGACTGACGCCCAGATTGCTCAGTTGTACAAGGATGTGTTTAACCGCGAGGTTGATCCCCAGGGTCTGGCCTTCTACCGCGCTTCAGGCTTCAGCCCCGCACAAATCAAGGAGCAACTGCTCGCATCTCCCGAGTACAAGGGTCTGTTGGGCGCGAAGGCACAGCAGTATGCAACCGGACAGGATGCAAACGCAGACGCCATCAAGCAGATTTACAAGGATGTGCTTGGCCGTGAAGCGGATGTCGGAGGTCTTGCCTTTTACGATCAGTCCAAGTTCTCGCCGGAGCAGATCAGGGCAGACATCATGAAGTCTCCCGAGTACCGGGAGCAGCAAATCCGCAAGATGTACCAAGACGTGCTTGGACGTGAAGCGGACACGGGTGGCCTCAAGTTCTACATGGACCCGAAGTTCAGTCTGGAGCAGGTCAAGAGCAATCTTTCCCAGTCGCCCGAGGCAGTGCTTCGTGGCCTGTACCAAGATGTTCTGGGCCGTACCCCCGACAAGGAGGGCATGAGTTTCTGGCTCAACGCCATGCAGAACATGGGCTACACCCCGGACATGGTTCGGGAAGCGTTCATGCAATCCCCCGAGTACACGGGCCGCAGGACGACGACCGACAGGTCAACCCGTCAAACCGCATTTGCTGCCGGTGGACAAATGCCCGGTGGTATTGCCATGCTTGCTAAGGGCCGCTATCTCAAGGGCAACGGTGACGGCGTGTCCGATTCCATCCGCGCCCGCTTTGACGGGTCGGGTCAGGAGGCTCGATTGGCAGATGGAGAGTTTGTGATCCCTGCCCGGGTTGTATCGGAACTGGGCAATGGTTCATCCGATGCAGGCGCTCGGAAACTGTATGCGATGCTCGACCGTGTTGAGGCTCGGGCGAAGAAGGCCAAGCGCGGGAAACCATCCGGTGCTGACCGTGAACTGAACAAACTTGCTTGAGGGTTAAACATGACCACGACCGCAACCAACAACAACAATCCAACCAATCCGTTTTCCACGGCGGCTAATGCGTTTACACCAACGCTTGGGAAGGTCGCGGGGCAAGAGCAAACGATCTCCAGTTATGCCGCCCCGTACCTCACGAGTATGTTGGGCAAGTCTGCTGCTCTGGCAGAGACTCCCTATCAGGCGTACGGTGGCCCTCTGACCGCAGGCCCGTCCAGTCTTCAGACTTCTTACTTCGAAGGTCTGGGCAAGATTGGATTCCCCGGTCAACTGGGGCAGTCGTTTACATCTGCTGGTGCTCC